CGACAGCGCCTTGCAGCAGATGCGACAGGCAGTGTCGGCACCATCTCCTGAAGGGGGGGGTGTTGGTGAACAGGCACAAGAGGTTTCTGCTACTGGTGAGCCACAGGCAATTCCTCCTGCGGCACAGGCTGCGTTGTCAGCCGTCCGTTCCCGAATGTAATGCCGATCTACCGCTTCCAATCCCCAGACGGAACCATGCACGAACTGGCCATGTCCATGTCCGAGGTTCCCTCCATTGGCACGACGATCGAACATCCGGAGTTTGGGGCGCTGACCCGGGTGGTCAGCGAGTCCCAGATCAGCACGAACTTCACCACGTGGGGTTATCCGTACGTCAGCCAGTCGCTGCCGCGCAACCTTCCCGGTTGTCAGACGGATTCCCGTGGACGACCAATCATCACCAGCCGCCAGCACGAACGCAACGTCGCGTCCGAGCACGGCTATCAACGAGGAGACTGACATGGACAGCACCGCTGAACCCATGGAACAGGCCGACGCGGTGCCCAGCGGGGCACCGGAGCAGGTCACGACCGCACCCGAATCGCCCATTGAACCGCAGGTCGGTGAACCAATGGACGATGACGATGCAGTCTTGGCGCGTCTGCTCAATGAACTGGACGCTGTGGAAGAGGAACCTGCTCCCGTTTCGACGGAAGCCGTTCCGGAACCCGTGTTGGACAGTCCGTCATTCGACCGTGAAGAGGCCACCAAAGTCCTGAAGAGGGACGGTGTGCCCGACGAAATCATCTCCGCTGCGCCCGATGCCCTGCTTGCCGATTGGGTGAGCAAGGCATCCAAGCGACAGAAGGACGTTGATTCGTACGGCAGTCGGATGAAGCAACTGGAATCGGAACTGGCCCAGACGAAGACGACGGCGACGCCGCAGGAACCCGCAACCCCGGCAACCCCTGCGCAGCCTGCCGATCCGTTCGCGTCGATGGCCGCCACCTATGGCGAAGAACTTGTCGCCCCGGTGCGAGCCGCATTCCATGCGCAGCAGCAGCAGATGCAGGAGCGGATGCTGCTGGCCGAAGCAAGGGCGTCGGACGCCGCGCTGCGTGTCCAATTCGGGAGCAAGGCTCCCTCTTGGGACGCGGTGTTGGCCAAGATGTCTGAACTTGGCAATTCCAAGCCCGGTGGATACGCCACGGTGGATGAACTCACCCGTAGCGCCTATCAGGCTCTTGTTGGGTCAACCAAGCCTGCGGTCAACGTCAAGGCTTCACAGCCGACGGCGCCACGTGCGTCGTCTCCGCCTGTCAAGCCCCCGCCGATTGACGAGGATGATTTGGCCCTTGAACGCATCATGTCGGGTGAGTCACCGAGACGATCCCGCTAACCACAGGAACCAGTCATGCCTTCGATTACCCAGTTCAACGACTTCATGCAGACGACGGGTCCGTCGTACCTGAAGTCCGCCGAAGCAGTCATCAACGAAGCCGTCAAGAACAACTACGTCCTTTCCCGTCTCCTCAAGGAGAAGGCTGGCGAGACCGTCATTCAGGGCGGCAACAGCATCAAGGACGTCATTGTCTTCGACGATGCCAGCACCTACCAGAAGTACCAGCCCAACGACACCTTCACGTGGACCAACCCGCAGGTCACCGACACGCTGTCGGCCCCGTGGCGGTTCAGCATGGACTACATGTCGTGGACCGATCAGGAAGTCGAACTCAACGAGGGCGACGCCAAGGTCGTGTACAAGCGCCTCAAGCGCATCAAGGAGATGCGCATGTGGACGTCCATGCTGAACGGCATGGAAAACGATCTGTGGGCCTCCTACTACGCGCAGTCGGGTCAGATGGAGACTGGCGGCAAGGAGCCGTACAGCCTGCCTGCGTTCATCACCGAGACGGTCAACAGCGACGTGTCGCTTGGCGAGCGTGGCGGTATCCCGGCTGGCTGGGGTGGCAGCACCATCCTTGGCATCGATCCGTCCACCGACCCGCGTTGGGCGAACCAGATTTCGTTCTACTCGCGCAATCTGGCAGATAACGCGGCTTCGGTGACCGAAGCAGCGAGCCAGTTTACCAGCCACAACGCCAACACGGTCAGCCGACAGGTGCACAGCATGTTCGGGGCGTTTGATGACATGTACCTCAAGGTGCAGTTCAAGGCTCCGCTCACGCAGCGCCAGTACTTTGAGGAAACCAACTTCCAGCGCCAGATGATTCTGTGCTCTCGCGAGGGCATCAATCAGTACAAGCGTGCGCTGCGCGAGGCCAACGACGTGCTGGTGTCCAAGCAGGATTCGTCCTACACCAACCCGACGTTCTCTGGCATTCCGCTGGAGTACTGCGCTGATCTGGACAACGCCGCCATCTTCCCCGCCGCCGCCACGGCAGTCACTGATTCCAAGGCTGGCCGCAACGGCCAGACGGTCACGGGAACTGGCACCGAGTTCGGTTCGACGACCATCGACAAGGGCGCTCGGTACTGGTTCGTGAACGCCAACTACGTGACTCCCATCATGCATAGCACCCGCTACATGAAGAAGCACGACATCATGCGTCACCCGAACCAGCCGTTCTCTTGGGTGCAGCCCGTGGACTGCTGGTGGAACCTGTTCTGCAACAGCCGCCAGCGTCACGGCATCGTGGCTCCGCTCCGCACTGCCTAATCATCAACGCTGGTGGCCGGGTTCGCCCGGCCACCAGCCATCACAAAGGAACACTCATGTCCGTTCTTCTCGCGGCTCTCTCGCAGGGCACTCTCGGAATCCACCCGCGTTCGATCGTCGTCCGCGTCCGCAACAGCGGCGCCGACGCCATCGTCGCTGGCGATCTCATTCGTTTCGATTTCACGCAGGCATCCGCAGAACCCGGTCAGGGCGATGCGGCTCCTGCGGCGGCGTCCACCTCCAAGTTTGCCAACGTCACTCGCGCACCAGCGAATGCGCCATCAGGAACCCTTGGCGGACTGTACGGCGTGGCCATGGCGCCCATTGGCCTTGGCAAGATTGGCGACGTTCTGGTGTGTGGCGTGGCCACGGTCAAGGCGGCTTCGGCCACCTATACCCAAGGTGACGTCGTTGGCCTTCCGGCCACTAGCGGAACCTCGGGTGTAGTGACCCGCTCTTCGGTGCAGTTGAAGATTGGCACCGTGCTGTCCACCACAGGTGGTAGCGCCACGTCGGTCCAGATCCTGCTTGATGGCACTGTCGCCAAGGCGTAATTGAAAACGAGGTCATCACCATGCATTTTGCTTCTAACAGTGGCCCGTACGGAATCCAGCCAGCATCGATGCAAACTCGGTGCGTGAACAAGTCGGGAACCACCCTGAAGGTTGGTGACGTGGTGGTGACCTCGTTTCTTCACGCCAACGTCATCACGGACCCAACCCAGTCGAATGATCCCGACTACGTGTTCAACACCGTGCGACTCGCGGATGGCGATGAAGCCAACAACCACGGGTATCTCGGTGTGGTCACTCGTCTTCAAGCCGAAGGCGGTGGTTCGGACAAGGTGGTCAATGTCCAGTTTGGAGGCATTGCCAACGCGTTCGTGACCATCGTGTCCGGCGGAACGGTCCCGGCAGGCACCCCGCTTGGGGTTGCTGACTCGGGCGGAAAGTTCACCAACAGCGGAAACGACTCCTCGGCTTCCATGGTTGGCGCGGTGCTCCTTCAGGAGGCCACGTCTGCAACCACGATTGCCCGGGTGTTCATCCCGTTGCAGTACTGGATGGCTGTCACGATTTGATCTTGCGCTTGCAGCGGGGAAACCCGCTGCAAGACTTTCATGCTTACCTACGGCGATCTACGCAATCACGTGCTTCTGGCGATCGGTGGACGACCCTCCACGTCGCCCGGGCAGACCGTTGCCCAGCGGCAGGCAGAGATCGTCAATCAGGCTGGGGAGCATTTGTTCACCCACCCATGGCTGTTCCGGCAGCAGACCGTGTTCCTGTCCACGATTGCCGGGCAGCCCTACGTCACGCTGCCTGCCGACTTCGGAGAAGTCACGGCGCTGTGGAAGAACGATCAGGCGGTCTGGCTGTGCAGCCAAGAGGAAGTGGAGAACGCCCGGGTCACGTCGTTCCCAGACCTGACGATTCGCGCTTACGTGCGAACCATCCCTCCCACGACGCTGAATCCCGTGATTGAACACCGGGTGGAACTGTATCCCGCCCCTAGTTCCACAGCGTCCAACGTCTACAAGATGATGTACCGGACGGCATGGACGTCGGTGACCTCTGCGACGCCGGACGGCACGGTCATTTCCATCCCCCCGTGGCTGGACACCGTGCTGGTGATGTACGTGCGAGCCATCGCGGAAAGTTACGAAGACGGCCAGCAGGCGCAGCGCCTGATGGAAATTGAGGTCGGCCCAGTGTTCGGTGCCGCCAAGAGCAAGGATGGCATGTTGCAGGGCCATTACGGACAGTTGCCTGCAAACAATTGGAGATCCACCCGCTGGCGAAACGGCGGGTATGTGCTCCTGAACCCAGTCCAGAACCCCTGAATCCACCATGTACAACGGCCTTTCACAGACTCTTGCTACCCCGCGCACGCTTCCCGCTCGCCAGTCCTTGGCTAGTGTGACCAGCATTACGGTTCCGGCAACTGCTGGTGTCGTGGAACGCATCCCAACCGCGACCAAGCCAGTCACCACGCTGACTGGCACCTCTGCGGGAATCGTCGTGTCTCCCGGCCTGAACTACCTCAAGATCATGCCGATGATCAATTCCAGTGGTACTGCATTCACCATTGGCGTCATTGGGTGGTCGTATGTCGAAGCAACTGATCTGTGGGTTCCAACTCCGATCGCATACGGGACGGCGACGGCGGCAGCGGCTGGATCCGTAACCGTTGATGGCCAGACGATGTTTGGTGCGTTGACGCTTGGGGCGGTGGCTACTGGCGATCGCAAGAACTTTGCCGGACAGCAGTACTCCACCCGCTGGGGCGCGTTTGTTGTCGATTGCCTTGGCTCCGAACTGATTGAATTGGTGATCCATCAGTCAACGGGCGGTCAGCGAGCCAACGCCTTTGTGGCAGGATTCTAATGGTGCCACGCAATCGCACGCTTCCCCTGTGGCGCGTTGAGCAGCGCAGCGAGCGCGATCGGGCATTGCCGATGGTGTCCAAGCCGCCACTTGGCACGAACAAGATATCCGTGGGGCTTACGGCCAATTCAGGCACGCTATCTGTGAATATGCAGACGAGCACCGGATTTGGCAAAATCACATGGTGGGATGGGACAACGACCAGCACTCTCGGCAGCGGAAACCCGTCTTTACAGTTTGGTTCAACCAAGGCGCTGACTGCTGCGTCTGGAAAAGTGTTTACGGCGTTCGCAACCAATGGCCTTGGCGGCGTGGATGGCAGCCTCGTCCGCCTCTACAACTTTGGTTCCAACAACGGTGTGGTGGATGTTTCTGAAGGCTCCTCCATCGACACTCTATATCTCAATGGTGCTGATTTTCGCAATGTGGACTGGACCACGTTGCGATCCTTGCGAGACTTGAGTGGAACCAGTGCCACGTGGGATATTGCGCCACGATTTGAATACTGTCCACTACAGAACTTTTTCGCGGTCAACAACAACATCGTTGATCTTGACTTTGGTGTTCAGCCGTCAATGTCTCTTATTGGTATGTTTGGGTCGACTTCGCTGAAAAGTATCAACGTATCTGGCTGTTCATCTCTCAATCAAATAAGTTTGACTGATGCGTTGATTGAAACACTTGATTTGAAGAATTTGTCGGTGTTGTTCAGCGCGAATGTAACAAATTGCTCAAATCTCCACACGCTTGATATGAC